TGGTTTTTTTTAGTGGTGGGCGCACCACGGAGAGGGACGCGTGAGGGGGCGTCGGCAGCTTCAGGTGTGTATAAGGGACAGCGCTGCTCCCGACAGGGCATCAGCCATGTTGCCGATATAATCGGTCGTGAAAGAGCCCACGAGGCTCTTTGCGCCTGCGCTGCCCAATTCAGCCATCGCCCCGGCATACGGGTTCGCCAGCTCTTTCAAGCCATCGACCGCAACGCGCTTGATGTCGGTGCCGAACACCGAATTGAACGTATCGACCAGTCCGTTAACCGCGCTGGCAGACTTCTGGATCAGCCAGTTCAGCGCCTTGATCGCGAGATTTGCGGCGCTGTAAAACGCATCGCCGATTGCAGCGGGAATTTTGTCGTAAGTGGCAAGGATCAGCCGGGGCACAGCTACGTTCGCGCTGATAATGAAGTTGATCGCGGCCTTGGTGTAGCGCTTCACCGCTTCCCAAACTTCACCGATATCAAGGCCCATCGCTTGGAATGCCGCCGTCACCTGCGATGAAAGCGCGTCTCTAACGACATCAAACGCACCCAGCAGCACGTCCTGCCACGTGACGGTGACGGTGCTGTTTTTGTTTATTTCATCTGTGACAAGCGCGAGGCCAGCAACGAATAATCCTGCTGCTGCTGTTACAGCAGCGATGATTGGGGCAATGGGAGCAAACGCCGACCACATAACTGCGCCAACGCTAATCCCAGCCCTAGTTCCTGCGGTTTGGAACACGTCAAAAAGCTGTGGACCCTGCTGCAAGGCAATCATCAATGGATTCATGCCCATTGCAGCGGTTACGCCAATATCAGCCATCTGGCGAGAGAAATTCAAACCCTCTTGCGCAGTGAATTTGAATTGCCCGCTGATGTTTTTACCAGCCCTTGCAAACCCATTGCCCATAGCAGCGGATGCAGCCCCGGCATTTTTAGCAGATGCAGCTAGATTGTCGGCAGCTTGCGCGGCAATTTTTTCCTGCTTTGCCATCTCCGCAAGTTGGATAGATGCCTTGCGCATGTGCCGCTCGGCCTGCTCAACGGTTATACCTGTTTTACGAAAGGCATTGGACGCTGCATCAGATGATGATTTAATGCCAGATGTTGCATTTCCAGCATCTTTAGAAGCCTTAACAAAGCGTTCTAATTCATCAGTTGTCTTAACAACACCATCGGATGTTACTTTAATACCAAGGGCGGAAATATCAGCCATTAAATCCGCCCTTTCTATTTGATCTTGTCACGGAAAATCGCGGACAAACGATCTTGTGGAGACATTTCCGCAAGGCGATTGTCAAATCGCTTTTTGCTCGGCTTATGATTGAGATAAACCTCATCCATACGCCGGATGCATATGCGGAACATTTCCGCGTCATCATATGACCATCCTTGCGTATGGTCAATGATGCTTGCGCGGGGGATAGGTCCAGCGGCCATCCCGATTTGCCTGTCTGTGGAGAGTTCCCAGAAATCTTCATACCAGACAGACAATCCTTGATGCAATTCAGGACAAGGCGGGCCATTCCATTTATTGCCTGCTTTGGTCTCCGATGCATAGTCGCGTCCATACATCAGAGACCATTGCAGATAGTCAGTTAGTTTCCCGCCGCATCATTCGCGGCAGAAAGCAGTTTCTCAGCAACACGGTTTGCGGCCTCAATAACAGCATTACGATAGGTTTGCCCTACGCCATGCCCATCATCAGCCGTAAGAACGGCAGTTGCCAGTTCCTTGGAATATTCAACCGGATTGCCGTCGCTAGTCAGTGCATATGGGCCGGATGCCTTGGACATATCCCAATCGACAAGCAAAAATTCCGCAAGCGGGCCACCGGATTTAGGCAGAACATCAAGAATACCTTCATCAGTTTCGGTCAACTTGCGGTTGCGGCGATAAACACCACCACTTGCAGCCTGATAAGGCTTATAATTGATCGAGCGAACCTTGAGGCGCATCCCAGGAATATCCGAAAGCTCATCAATCCATTCTGCGCCGCTAAGGTCAACCTTTTCAGCGAGCCGTGAAATATCGAAAGCCATTTTAAGTCCTTTAGGGTCGGAAGGGTCTAGACGCGGCAACCGACCCTAAAAGCCGCCGCGCCTAGGTCGTGTTAGTTAAACGCGGACAACATTGGAGTTGACATAGATCGGATAGGTTTGCAGCGCGGCAGCGTTTGCATCGCCGCCACCAATCGTGCCTTCACCGGGAATGCCGACAAACAGAGCCGTAGCACCTGCGGGCTGGCCCGTTACGGTATGTGTTCCGGTTCCTGCCGATGACGTATCAATCGCAGCGCCGCCCGGAGTAGCGGAAACGCTAAACGCCGTTGGGCTGAAACCAGTAGCAATCACATAATACGTGGTGCCAGCGGTAAGGCCAGTTGGGAGAGATCCAGTCGTGGCAAACACAACCGGAGATCCAACGGTAAGGCCATGACCGCCTGCGGCAGTTACAACAGCACTAGCGCCATTCGAGATAGTTACATCTGCGGTCGGGATGCAGCCAGCGCCAGCTTCAAGTTTGAACTGATAGTTACCGCATTCTTCAATTGCGGTGCGCAGCTTGATTTGGCCGGGATCATTTGCGTCATAAGCAAATACATTGGACATTTCCGAACCGGCACGAGTGCCTTTAACGGTCTGGTCAAAGCCTGTGTCAATAAAGGATTGCGTTACCCAGTTTTGAGTGATGCCAAGATCGCCAATAGTGGCAAGTCCGCCAATTTCAGTCCACACAGCGCCGGAAAAATCGGCTGCATCAAGCGGAGGGGACGGCGGAGCGACGCGAAGTCCGATGTAAAGTTTGGATTGTGCAATTGCAACAAGATTAGCCATAACGAGCATACTCCTATGCCCGCTTGCCGTGCACGGCGAAACATACGGGCGGTTCAAACTACCCTTGCTATAGCATTTGTTTTACAGGAAAGCAATATTGTTACAATGCGGGGTAATCTATACCGGCTCCCGCTTCCAGACCGGCCATAGGCGTGCTTGGATCAAGTCCTCGCTGTTGCGCTTAGCCAAATCACCTCCACACCACTTACTTACCCGGCGCGCTTTCCGGTTGGGTTTGGCAGGTGCCGCCTTGTCCTACATCGTGCTCCACAAAACCCTAACCGTGACGACGCGCCAAGCGCCATCGTGATCCGGTTGCAGCATTGTGGCATCTTGCGTAACTCGCGCACAAACGCCGCCATATTGCATTGGCAAATCAGCCGGGAAATGCGCCGCAATCTGCCCGCCAATCTCGACAAGCTGTGCATGACTGATTGGCGTTGAAACCGGCCATCTAACTTGCAGAATAAGCGTGCCTGATCGCGTTTGCAGGCTTGTGTCTATGCCAAGCCTATCAACATCGTTTCGCGCATCGCTGATAAGCAGGAAAGGGCCATTGCCCGGTGTAAAAGCCTGCCCCGGCTCAACCTTTGTTAGCGTTGGCGACGTAACCAACGTGTCAATGCGTGACTTAAGAGCAAGCCAGAGTTTTGTTTCAATTGATGGCATGGTTAATTCTCATTCTGCAAGCGTGTCGCAACCTTTTGCATCAATTGCGGCGCGCGCGCAATATTTGCCTCAAGGAAGGCTCGGCCCGATTGGTTATAGTTACGTCCCAGGCTATCAGTACCCACAAAGCCATAATTCAAGCGGTGCGCATAAGCAGCCTTGTATTGGATAAAGAACGTACCATCGCCCTTAATGGCTTTAACCGCAGATCCATAATTCTGCCTAACGGGCGAATGATAGCCGGATGGATCGCGATTTAGCGGCGTCATTGATATGGTAACGGAACGCGACAAGTTGCCTGTATCCAGCGGCGTAAAGCCCCCGCTCTTGACCGTCCACGCCATGCTATTGGCCATTTCCTCTGCGAACATAGCTGGCGCTTGCTCAACCTTGCGGATAGCATCTTGCGCCCACTTGGCGGGATCAGTGCCTTGCCAAGTCATTTGCCAATAACCTTTTCAGCAATATCCCTAACCCCGCCAGCAAGTGCCTTGATGGCCTCGGCAATCTTCTTTTCCTGCCAAGCCTGCATTATCTCACGGCGGCGCTCAAGACAGGTCTTGCAGGTGGTCATACCGCCTGACCATCAATTTCAAACACTACTGGATAACTCTCGCCATCCTTGCGAACAATCCACTGGCAATCCACGCGGTCAATTCTAAGATTATGATCTTCCAGAACGCGCTTAAACGCATCTTCCATAATCTGCTTAACAGTCTTTTTCATATTCAATTCCTCACTACCCTATACTGCGCACGACAACGACAATTAGCGTTGTGTTTAGCGCCTCCTGCTGGATCGTGCGGATACTGCATTAGCACGCCGTCAGGCATAACGAAAGGCGTTTCCATGCCCTCGACGCTTTTACCATTCATGTAAACATGATCCACGCGCGCCCTAAGCCATATTCGGCTATGACGCCATATCTTAGTGACTGGCCTTCCAGTTTGCTTTACAGCTTCAAACTTTGAGGCCTCTGCATATTGGATAACCTCGGCGGCAGCAACGTCTTGCGCGCGCTTACGGATTAACTTGCGCGTGTATCCGCCAGTCATGTCCTCGATTTTCCGCGCCGATAAGCCCGATGGTTTTCCGGCTTCGATATTGGCAATGGCTTTTTTGATAGCAGGGTCAAAGCGTTTATCGCGCAAAGTGCTACCCTTGAGAATGGCGCGCAATTCCGATGCATCATTGCTTTCCAGGCGCCTCCGCATACTCTCGACATAACCTTGCTGCGCGCGTGATAGACCAATGCTTTCACGGATACGATTGGCAACTTCTCGTCTGCCATATCCAGCAATAACCATATCACGGGCCATAGCTTTGGTTTCTTCTGTCATGCGCCCAACATTCTGGCGGATAACATCTTGCCCAAAGCCAGTATTAGCGTTGAACGTAGCGCCGCGAATTAGCGTTGGCGCAAATAACGCGCCATAACGCATATAAATGATTGTCGCGACCGTGATATACGGCCAAAAACTGCCTTCATCGACGTTAAGCGCATCTTCAACCGCCTGCACATCGCCGCGATCAACAGCATCACGCAAGGCGCGCATATCAACGCCCTTGCGGATACCGTCAAAAGCATCAAGCAGAGCCTGTTGTAATTCAGGCTCTAACTCAATCAATATGGCGTCAAGTTTGGTCACTTCGCCTGCATAAACTTAACGACTTCAAGGCGCGCGTAGATGTAGCCTAGGCATTGATGCATAGCCAATTCCGCCTCAAATGGATTGGAATACATGCTATCGTATCGCGCGCCCAGCCATTCAATTCCCGGCCCACCTTGGGCAGTTGCCTGCCTGCAAAGCAAAAGATTTTGATCCTTGTTGTCGATAGCGGTTGATGCATATGCTGGCGATGCAGAGCAAGAGGCAACAATAAGTGCGGCAAAAAGTGCAATCTTCTTCATTTCAATCTCCTACATTTCTAATGTTCGGCAAAAAACTATTTGATGCCTTACCACTTGGTAAATAGCGCCATGTCATTTCAGGACCGGGCTTGCGGCCAACATCAGGATTAGATGGCAAGCCCTTAATCAATCCCGGCCTAACCACGATCAACTTAATTCCATCTTCTGTTTCGACAGGCTCTCGCCAGTTGATTTTTTTCATTACCTATTAAACCTCCTTGCAAATGCGATAATGGCCGCAAGGATAAGCAACGTCAAACGAAAAATTCACTTCCGCACAAAAAACTTTACCGCGCTTGCAATTCCAGCGGCAGGAATGCGCTGAATGCCTAGGATCGTCACAGCATTGCCGTCGATCTCGATCACATCAGTCGGTTTATAGCCATCAGGGATACGCTCGCAGATGACATAAAGATCAGTCGCGACAAGCGCGGTGTTCTCGATCATCGTCCCGACAAGTTCCTTGGATATGCCGAAAGCCTGTGCTCGAACGTCCAATTCCGTCCATGACACTGGCGCTGGCGGTTCCCATGGATTGACGGGCTGGGTCGCAGGGTTGGCGCGAAGATAAGTTATAGATCCAGTCTTCGCGCCAAGCCCGCCCTGGTCGGATGGCTTGAGAATATCCCTAGCCATCGCCGCCATATCATCGAAAAAATCAGTCACGTTTAGGACTTGCGCTTTCAGATTTTTTAGAAACCGCATCCACAATTCGCTGCTTCGGTTCCTCGACATAAGGCACGCACTTCCCGCGCCATGCTGCCGGGATTTCCTCGCCAACGTCCATAATCGTTCCAACCGGGACGGGAAGTGCCGATGATGTAATGATGACTTTCACAACTCTCTCCTAAATAACCAAAAACCCAATGCCGCGCTTGGGGCAAAGCCAAACGCTTAACCAACCGTCAATCAATGGATCAACGATAAACCCCGGCGCGGCATTTCCGGCCAAAGCGCCCTCACCGACTGCAAAAAACTCACGTTCCAGCACATCGGCTTTTTCGCGCTTTGTCAGACGATTAGGATCACCTCCTCCCGTTGCAAAGCCATTTACCGCCTGCAAATATGCAGCGCGATAACTGGCGTTAACCCATGGTTGCGGAATTAAATCGTCTGGCACGCTTTCGCAGCCTATAGTATGCCCCGTTCTCGGCCAAGCGCGCTCTTGCGAAAATCCACCAGTGCGGGAACTGCATTGAAGCCTAGGCTCATATGCCCCATCAACATAATCAGAACCTAATTGCCTCAATATAGCAGGCGTTGCTGACCCAGATGGCAGACTTAAGCCATTAGCGGAAAGCCATGTTGTAAAGTCAGTATCGTTGCCATAGCCAGCCATTATTCTTCCTCGGGTTCTGGTGGCGCAAGGCCAGTAACAGCAAGCGCCTTTTGCGCATTCCCCATGCTATCTGTAAAGATGGGGTCATTTACAACTTTAACCGGAAGCGGGGGATGTAGGGAAACATCATCGTCTAAAAGATATGGAATGTCTGTCTCAAAAACAGCGATACCGTTTACATCCTCGTAAACACCAGTGGCATCTTGCCCATCAGGGACGATAAATGTAACGCCAAGAGGTTGCTTCAGAGACATTAACCATCCTTCTTGGGGCGACCACGCTTTTTAACAGGCTCTTTTACCTCGGCTTTGCTTTCAGTGTCGTAAGTCTCGCCCGGCGCAATCTCGATGCCGCCGAAAAACTGCGTTACCTTGCTTTTGTTAGTGATCTTCACGCGGCAACCTCCACGGATTTAACATCGGACCATGCAGACTGCCCCGCTTCGGAGATGGCCGCAATGTCAATGTCATATGTGCCAGCGGCAAGAACCAAGGGATAATCGCCCAATTCAGGATCAACGATTGTAACTTCGTCCTCATCAACGCGAATGGCAATTCCAGTGATGTCAACACCATTATCATCAGGCAATGCAGAAATAGTTACGGTGACGCCGGTCTCGGTTGCTGCAACCGACCAATTGCCCACAACAAAAGCATCAGGCGATTCGGCGGTTGCAATATCAATCTGTTTTGCGGAAACATACATATTGAATTTGCGCAACTCATTGCCTTCCAACTCACCTTGGCCAAAGCCAAAGGATGGAAACTCAACACGCTCGCCATCAATGTCTGTGAAAAAATATGGCCGATTTACACGGTTACGGCCTGCAACTACAGCCATGCTCGGCCCTTTCTAAAAGTTGGGGAGACGCTTCCAATCGCCTCCCCGTATTTACTTACGGTGCTGGCGTAATGCCGTCAAGATACCGCACAGCATCACGGATCTGGATAAGCTGGCCAACACGGCCAATGCCCGGAATTGCCCATTGACCCCAGCCATCCTGATAAACAGGACGGAAATTGTAAGGCATAGGCATCGGCAGTTCCAACGCATCCGGGCTGTTGCGATAGCCGATTGCGCGGCCCTGACCTGCCACGTTAGCAGGGCTGGTCGTGGTGGCAGCATCAGCAAGCCAAGGCACATCACGGATGACAAGCGGCTGACCTGTGCGCGTGGTATAGATGTTGTTAGCAAGATACCACTGCAAGATCGTAGCGTTCGGGCTGGTCACGCCATAGGGCGTAGTAGCCAGATAGCGATAAGCAGCAGGAGGCAGCAGGATCGTGTTGCCGATCAGGCTTGCCAGAATACCGCTCGTGAGCGACGGGCCAACAAGCAGCAAGTCAAGTTCCGCAACGATCTGTTCCGGCGTCTTGAGGCCAACGCCGTTGGCGTCAACCCAGTTGCGAGCCGATCCAGTGCCGGTGTTAGGCGAAAGCGACGGCGTAACACCAGCCAGGTTGAACAGACCGGTCCAGCCAGTATGGCCACCGCCATAAAGAGCAGTCTCACTCACAAAGATATCCGCAGCCTGACGAGCCGCAACCGCCTTACGGGCAGTCAGCGGATAACCGGCAAACAGAGCCTTGCCAACTTCCTCGACGTTGTAACGATAGCCTACGGCATACATCGCAAACTGCGAAGATACCGAGATCAGGCTAACGTCAGCCAGCGGAACGTCCTTAGCATAGCCCGATTGCCACTGTGCAGCGCCGGTCAAGTCGCCAATCTGGAAGTCAACGCCGCTTGCCCATTCGGGATAGTCGGTATTAACCGGCACGAAGTCCGAGACATTGATCAGGTCATATTCCTGTTCAAATGCTCGGTTCGACAAAACATGCGTCTGCTGGCGAAGGTAGTTCAGACCTTGCGCGTCAGTAATATTCATTGGTCCAACCTCCCTTAACTAGCGGCAGTGATAGCGACGCTATCAGGTGCAATGTTAACGCGGATAATCGCGGGTTCACCGCTCTTAACCGACTGGTCATAGCGGCAGCCCGGCAGTTTCATAAAGCCAGACCCAGTTGCAGCGCGGAATGTGTTGTCGGCAGGGTTCCACCATACCTCGCCGCCAGCGGTAAGATCAGCACCTGCAACAGCGCCAAAAATAACGCCCATGGTCACAACGCCAAGCAAGTCACCATCGGCATAAAGCACGCTAGTAGTGCCATTCGTTGCGATATTTTCCTGCGAAAAGCCTGCCAGCTTTTCGGTCGTGGCAATGGTTTTAACCTTGGCAGTGCCGTCAGCCTCAACGCCGTTAAGCGATACAGGCACACCAAAGCCAATCGCCTTGGTCGAAGTGCCGGAAGCAAACGCGGTAAATGCGTTCCACTCTTCCATGTTTTGAAACTGACCGGGCTTACCCTTGGCCATTTTATCCTTAGGTGCGGGCATAATAGCCATGATTAAGACCCCTTCTTGCCAGTCATGCGCGCAAGGTAAGCGGCATGAGCATCATTCTGAATTACCGGCGCATCGCTGGCGATGGTGAAGCGGACAGGATCAACCGTGCTCGCATCTTCGGCCAGAATGTCGAAAGCCGCATCAAAATAAGCCTGTGACTTATCCTTGACGCTATCGCCGCGCTTTGCGATCACAACAGCCTTGCGAATATCAGCATCATTAAGGCCGTCCGTCTTTACATCGCTGCAAATAGCCTTTGCCTTGGCGATAAGATCGCCGCGTGCAGCAACAGCTGCGTCAAGCGCCGCGCCATCAAGCACCTTGGCTTTCAGGCCGTCAATTTCAGCGTCCTTAGCCGCAAGTTCAGCATCCTTTGCCGCGATTGCAGCATCATGCGCAGCCTGCGCATCCTCAAGTTTCTTGGCCGCATCAGCCTTAAAGGCTTCAACGGCAGGCGCATCGGTTGCGGCAACAGCCACTACCTTATCGCCCAGCACAATGTTAACCATGGACATAGTAACTCCTTTGTCCGTTTGGGTGATGGGCGCATCGCCCGTTTGAATGGGGGACGCCCCCCAAACCTTTGCATCTCCAATCCGCGCATCAGGGCCAGCACGGGCCGCATCCACGATTGCAAGATGATTGATCCTGATATTACGCTGGATAGCGTCATAGGCTTCGCCGTTTTCGGTCGTTCCCGGCGTCCAGTCGATTTGGCAGCTATACCCCGCCGATAGTTGGTTCTTGCCGCTTTGCACCGCGTCGATTGCATCGCGATGTTTGACAATAAGCGGCAGACTTACCCAGCCATTTTCAACCTTAGCGGCAGTCGATACTTCGCCAACCTCATATTGCTTGATATTATCCGGCGTTACAGGTTCGGCGGGATGATCCATCGTAATCGGCGCATGACTAAACGAAGCCAGCGCGTCCGCGTGAAAAACCTCATCGGCAGGCCGATATACGCGCACGATTGGCAAATCAGGACGGCCCATTTCCGATCCAAGGTAATCTTGGATGCCTGTGCGAGCGGCTTTCGCAAGCGCGACAAGGCCGCGATCCGTCACGCTAACGGAGCCGTCAATGGTAAGCGCATCGGTGAAACGCAACATGTTCATGCTTTCGCTATAGCATATGAAATAATGTTGCGCAAGTAAGCACGATAATTTGTGTTGACGCCCACACTGGATATGATAGGATTGGGGTATCAAGAGCGAAAATAGCTCGGATTTTAGGAGTTTCTTATGATTGTTGCAAAGTTCTCAACTCTCGGTGGCGGCGTCTGGATTGAGGAAAACGGGACAGATGCCCGCTTCCCTACTGATCGTTGCTTCCGCTTTGACGAAAATGGCAATTCGGAATTCGCGTATTTCGCAGTTCTCGCCAGCAACGATCCATCTCCTCGATGGTATGGTCACCAATACAAGCAAGATAATTTTATTCTTTGTTAAAATCACCCCGCTTCGGCGGGATTTTTCTTATTCTTCTTCTATCCCGGACTGCCAATCTTCCTTGACTTCCTCGAATATCTCCGGCCCCAAAACAATCGGCCCCTGATACGCCTCGACGCCATCCGGCATAGGGCCATAGCTAATCGTGATATGCGGCTGATATTCAGGATGATCCCACGACGCCCCGGCGCGGATGATTTCCTCATGCCGCCATGTTAGGTCGCTGGACGCGATCAGCAAAACACGAGCATCACCAAAACTCTCCATCTGGCGCGGGCCACCGGCACTAATCTCAATCTTGTCAGCCCAAGCGGTGCCAACCTTAAACCAGTCGACTGGCTGGCGACTAAATGCAATCGTGACGTGCATATCATTGGCGGGCAATGTCGTTTCAAAGCCCTGCGCTTTAGCCCATCGGATGATATCATTCGCGTTCAAAACATTGCGGCGAACATAAAGAGTTCGTGGCGCAGCGTCACCAATGCCGGCGCTATCCCCATCTTCGCTATTATCATCTCCCTCGCCTTGTTCAGCAAGCGTGCCATATTCGGCAATCTTCTGCTCAAGGCCGGGGAGGACGCCTTGCTCTACCAGTTCGTTCATAAGGCTATCTGACAGCGCGTCAAGCGGCAGCAACTCTCCTGCGCTTGACCCAGCCAAGGCACGGGCCGCATCAGCCGTTGTCTTAAAGATCGTGGCGCGCTCTTGCTCACTCACCTGCCTCAATGGTCGCCACTCATACCAGACTTCTGGAGGGCGCGATCCTAGTGCAACGCGGATGATGCATTCGTCCAGAATTTCCATCGCTGGCTCGATTTTAGTGGTTTGCTCATGGTTTATGCGGTCGAAATAGACACGCTCGTCACCATCACCTTGGCCACTAAGGCCAACGCTGGATCGCCCGAACAATCGCGTTGCAGGGATTTCCGCTGCACCAGCCACCAGATAACCAAACCGCTCTAGCAGGGCATCAAGCCCGCCAAAGCTGGCAGACTTGGATTGATAATCGTCTTTCATGTCCATAACAAGCGCGCCGTTGATGCCTTTCATGGCGGCTTGCAGGTGTAGGCGATTGGTTACACTTGCGCCCTTGTTTTGCGATAGCTGATCGCTAAAGCCATCAAACTTGAGAACATCAACCTTTGCCTCAAAGATCAGGCTAACGATATTTGCAACCGCGCTGTCGTGCTGTGTAACAATCTCCATGACGGATTGCAGGACACTATCGCCCCATCCGCTATCGACAACGCCTGCCAATGGAGCATCGCGATAACCAGCAAAAGCCCCGGATGATGGAATTGCATGGCCATCAAAAATCACAAGCCGCGATGCATGGATAATGACCTCTGCCTGACCATCGCGGAGCGCCAGTCGATACGTTTCCGGCTTGCCATAGTAAGGGCTTTCAATATCCCTAACAATCGGGCCGGGGTTAATATCCATCTTGGTTAGCAACGGCAGGCCGCGTATCTCGTTGACGCGATCAAGGTTAAGCGGATCTTCCGGGTTTTTATCGCCAGTTGAAATGTAAAGCGCCGCGCCGCCTAGCAGGCGAGCCATTTTTACAGCCGCTTCAACTCGGCGTTGCACGCCTAGGCGCTTTTCCAGTTGCTCGATCAATTCAATCTGTTCGGCTTCCGCTTTCCATTGCCGCCATTTTCGCGTGGCGTCCTCTGCCGGAATATCCACAACGGCGCGCGGTATCCAAGCGCCGCGATAGGCTTGGATAAGTTCATAGTCACCGATGGGAGCAAAAACGTATTCGGTTGATGCTGCTTTATCACGAGGTGTGTTAATGTTGGCGACAACATTCCTAAGACTGTCGTTCAGTTCAGTAGTAGACATTTAAACACTCCTGGCGAATTCACCGAAAAGTTCATTGGCAGCCCTACCATAAGCATCCTTGGCTGCACATTCACTAGAAAACCTTCCTAGATTTAAGGTCTTTCCATTTATTCCGATCTTTGCCACCCAAAGGCCACGGCCTTTATCCCAAGTAACCCCTTTGTGCTTAGAATAAATACCAACACCCTTTGTTCTGTTCATTTGGTTTTCTTGGTTAGTGGCAAGCCTAAGGTTGACAATCCTGTTGTCAATCCTGTCTCCATTAATGTGGTCTATCTGGCGATCCGCATCCTCGCTATAATGTAGCGCCCAAACAACTCTATGGGCTTTATACAACTTATTTAAAATCGACCCAGTCTTGTATCCCTGCCTATTAATGGCGGTAAACGCCTCCCGACCGGAATATCTATCATTCCAGTTTTTACACCTGATTTCAGAACTGGAATTTCCGGCAGAAAACATGTTCGGACTTCTCGGCAGCCAGAATAATTTACCTGTTTCGGGATCGCAGGTTAACAATTGACTAATGAACTCAATATCGGGTAATTTACCAAAAGACATTATCAATCTCCGCATGATTGGCATGTTTAGACCTAGGGATAATGACGCAATCATTTCCCTAGGTCGCCTTATCATACATCAATTGACACTTAACGCAATAGACAGATTAGCCACGACATTTCGCAGGCTATCCGCCATCAAAGCATCGTGACTGCTACTTGCGTTTAGATCGATCATTGCGCCTTATTAGCGTATATTGCGAGGAATGGCAATAAATGGCGCACGAACAAAGCTAGGGCCGACAGAGATTAACCCCATCGGCCCTGAATGATCGTCCTACGCATGGCAGGCGATACATGGGCGATGGCAACCGGGGACCCCCAATCCAAACCACCGCCCACACAGCTTCAAGGCAAGCTGTCAGCCGTTCGCAAATTCACCATTAAATCTTTTATCGGCATCCCGATATGCATCGCGAGCTAATTCCATTGTCTCAAAATACCCAATATGGGTATTAACGCCGTTAACTCTTATTTTTTCTACCCAACGCTTGGTAGGTGGGTAATAATACACACCTTTGACTCCTGACTTACTATCCTTGTGCACCCTTGTATTTCTTTGGTTCTCAGATCTGGTTGCCTCTCTCAAATTGCAAATTCTATTATCAAGCTTATTGCAATTTATATGGTCTATCTCATTGTCAGGCCACCGTCCATAATAGACAGCCCATGATACCCTATGGGCCATAAGAAAAGAACCAAACACAGTTCCATGATGATACCCGCTACCACAAACCGCCGTGAACGCCTCTTTGCCTGAAAATCTCTTGTTCCACGTTTTTTTGGCATCACCAAGGGACTGACCGCCCTTAAACCACTCTGGTCCGCGCTCGCGCCAAAACAATTTCCCTGTTTCTGGTTCATACCGAAGAAGTTGACGAAGGGTTTCAGGTGATGGTAGCTGGCGTTTAGCCATGGCGTGGTCCTTTCACGTTATGAGGGCCGGAGCGTTGGTAGCGTTGCCGGCCCACTTTATGTAGCATATTAAAAATTCATGCGCAATACCAATTCACTCGAATGCCGTCCAGTTCACGCCGAACGATCCAAGCATTTCATTGATGGCGTCCATCATCGGATCGCAGTTATGAACAAGAATGCCATTCGCGTAAAACTCCGGGCAATCCTCAACCGTCAGGTTGTAAACTGCCGCCACTCCCGCTCTTGACACTCGCAGTGCACTCACGCGAGCATGTTTTCTTTCTTGAGGCTCCTTTGAACTGAATTCCGCAAGCCGGGCAAGTTTTGTCCTGCAAGTGCCTCCCGTCTTTCCGCTTACGGCGCGCTTGACACTTCCCTGAGCAAAATCGCAGGCCCCTCGGCCAACGGGTTCCGGCCTTTTTTGATAGGAATTTACCCCCGCATTCTGAGCAAGTGTATTCAACCGGTTCCCTTGCGGCCATGACAGCGCGCGCTTGTTCGGCGTGCCATGCGCGCCCCTCATCGCTTGAATGCCATTCCGCAGCCTTTGGTCGAACCCTGTCCAAATGTGCCTTAACGCGGGCAGACCCCTTCCATTTACCTTCTGACGAATGGATTGCCTTGTGTTCCGCAGGCGGTACGCATTCAAGGTTATCAATTGCATTATTGAGCGGATTGTCGTCGATATGGTGGACTTCCCATCCTTTAGGGATCTGCCCTTTATAAAACTTCCATAACTCCCGATGATATGATTCCACGCCTCGCGCAACGTCACTCCCACCCGGAGAATAATATCTCCGATGGTTGACGCGGCGAGAGTATGGGTAACGGCGAAACGTGACGCCATTAAATTCGATTGCATCGACCTGATGCGGGGGAAGTCTTCTAGGCATATCGCCTTATAACCTGCATCCGCAACGGCGTCAAGAGGAACAAAGCCAACGTCATGCATCCAAACCGGATGATCTCGCGTCCCCGTTAACTTCACTCCATTGCAAAATTCAGCCGTCACTACATCAGCGGACGGATTGCTCATCCACGCCCTAGTCACACGCTTAAACCCCTTGCGGGTTAGAACCATATCGCCAGCACGAATGCTTTCTATAGGCCTGTCCCCACGATCCGTTCTGACCATAGTCCCAGCGATTAAGCATTGATCGTCATGCCCGGTGCCAAGCCCGTCAAACATCTGCAATTCAGCGCGCAGGGCGGTGCTATAATCCGCATTGGCAGGCAGATGAACCATGCCAGTCGCGATCCACGGCGCAGCATCAAGACCGCGTGTGTATTTATCCTTATCGCGTTTAATGCCGCTGACAGGCACGCCTTTGCGCCGCAAAGTCTGGATCAGGCCAGTCCCGCTAACCTTATCTTCAACGCGCAGGCCACGAACATTCTTGGCCTTGTGCTTTTGCCAAAAGGCAATCGTGGTGCTTTCCAGTTCCGGCGCTTCCCATTTCCCGCGCACCTGATCCACGAGATAAATGCCGCTTTCAGCTTTACCCCATAGCTGGATAACCGAGAAGTCGTTCCGTTCGCCTGTCTTTTGCGCCGTATCAGCAAACATCACGTAATGGTCAATCGGCGGCAGTTCGTGCCACCACTTGAACCCAGCCATATCGAACAGCGCCCCCTCTATAGACACGGGCCGTTGCATGTATTGGCTGGCGAATGTGTAGGCGTCCGCCTTGAGTATCTCAATCTCTGCCACGCTATGCTTTTCAGGCCATAGTGGCCCATCCGGCAAGTCATGCTCAACCGGAACGCCATGCGTCCATTCAACCGGATAAGGCTCGCTGCGATCTATCCAGACAGGCAAATTCAAATGATGCCACTTCTCGCCCGTTCCGCCCTTTAGCAGATGGCCCACAAAATCGTCATCGTGAAGACGCTGCATAATCACGATAATCGGCACACCATCATGCGCCAGACGCGACCGGAACGTATTCGTGGCGCGCTGGTTGACCGTCTTTCGCTTGACAGGCGAGAACGCATCGTCCGGCTTTAATGGATCATCCACGATCAACGCGCCGGTAAAGCATGTCTTATCCATGTATCCAGCCCGAAAGCCGGTGATAGGTCCGCCAGCAGCTTTTGCCAGCACGCCGCCGCCATCAGTCGTGCGCCAGCGGTCTTTTGCCTTGCTATCCGCCCGAATGGTGACGGGCCTAACCGCCTGATACCCCTCAAGCGCGATGACTGACTGCACCTTGTCGCTGTTCTCGCGGGCAAGGTCATCGGAGAACGTCGCATGAATGAACCGCGCAGCCGGATTGACATGGAACCCCTTCGCCATGAAGTTGACAACGGCGGACTCGGTTTTGCTATACCCCGGGCTTACCGTGATAATCAACCGGGATATTTCGCCTCTATAGACCCTATCCAGCGTCGAACATATCAGGCGATGGTGCGGGCCTTCAATCATGTCCATGCCCTCGCGTTCAGGGAAGTAATATCGAGCGAAATCTAGCAGCTTGCCGGAAGGTGCCAGAACTTCGCGTTTCTTCGCCTCGACAATCCGGGCCAATAGATCAATCTTTGCTGACACGCGGCCTAGATAGCGGGATTGCTAGCAAAAAGAAACCCCGCCGGAGCGGGGTTTTATATTTTAGGAATTGGCTCCCCGCTCCCAAGCGTCCCGAAGATGCTTCGCGCTGTATGGATTGGCTAGCGGATATTCAACACCTTTACAAGCGATCTGCGATTCGTGAACCTTGCGAACCAAGCGGCCATTAGCTTCTGCCCTTGCGATCATCTTTTCAGTGCGGGTCATCTTGATTTTCCTTTTGCTTCATCACTCTTGATGAACCCATATTATCACGACGGGCGATGACATCAACAAAAAAATGCAGCTAATCAAAAATTATTTTCCATCATCCATAAACGCCGATGGATCAATCCCGAGCGCCTTGGCCTCGGCCACGAGATCGTCAATCGACTGATTTCGCGTCTCGGTCTTGATCGGGCCGCCATCCTTGCCAGTCAATTCCGATTTGTCAGCCAGCCCCAAATCACGCGCAATGATGTTCGCGTTCAGCAGGTTCGCGGACGCCCCCTCGAACTTCTGTTTGCGGATAACCCGCTCCGCTCGCGTAATGACGTTGAATAAATCGGGACGATCATTCTTCCAATTAAACCAAGTGCTATTGTCGATGTCCAGAAACAGGCAAAGGCCATCAATCGTCATCGCCCGCATTAGCGGCATGTATTCAACCGTTACATTGCCCTCATAGGCAAACGCCTTTGCCTCATAAAGCGGGTTGCTGGCGTTCCATTCGAAATACTCTACGCAAGCCGCCCACAGATCATCCGCGTTCTCAAACTTAGGCTTCGCCCCATGCGACGAACGCTCCAGCCAAAACCTGTTGCCCGGCAAAAATCTCCCTGTTTCTGGATCACGTTCGCTCATATCGCCCTAATACCCCATCCCTCGCCAAAATGCAATCATGCCGTTCGCCATATCCTAACGCCCGTTCCTTCAGTCCGAGCAATAAACTTGACGTCGTGGTTTCTTGCATATGCCCTTGCAGCTAACGCTGCTCTGCCTTGAGTGTCCTGCCCATCGAAGAAAAGACTATCTTCAATTTCCATTTTACCAAATGGATAGATGGCTGGCCGACCAGCCTTTGATTTTCCCGGTATCGGAATTGACTTCTCAATTTTCATCATCAAATGCCTTTTTATTAAACGAACTATTCAAATAGCCACACTAAGAGCCAATGTCAAGCCGTCTGGCCAAATTTTCTAACGTACAACGATAAACAACACTTTTGGAAAACTGTTGTATGAAACTTGAAATCCCCAAACCCGCAGAAGCCCTAGTGAGTTCACGTTTTGTTCCATCATAAGATACAATAAACAACATATATCTTAGAGATTACTCATCTCTCCTATTCTCCCCAAAACCCATCTAAAGAGACCCTCATTTTTTGTACCTCCTGAAATTCCTTATCTGTGTTTAAGGGCGATTATTTTGTATATGATGTACGTTGAGCGCAACCCATTGAAATAACGACATAAAACGCATAAAACGCGCCGTGTATTTTACGTTATTTTTCAGCCCATGTTGTATATGTAAAAATCCCCACGCAACAATGTTACAAAACCACTCCCCCAGCGTTGAAATAAAATTACCAAACTGATTTAGCAAAAAATTTGCCCACCAATGACGATTTAGGCTTGCAGCGATCTCCGATTTCGCTAAGGTGGCTTCAACGGAAAGCAAAAAGGAATTGGAAATGACCATCAAAGCAAACCGACCAAAAGCCCATATCCGCCACAAGGGCGTTATGATTGATGCGTCATTCCTGAAGGAAAGCAACGGAATGATCGTTGAATATTACGTTGTGCAAGGATGCTCTGGCCGCTATTATTCTCTGGAAGCGGCAAAGGAAATTGCTGAACATCGCGCCGCAAAAAAGCTGGCAAGGTAATCAAAAGGAATTGGAAAAATGGAAAACGATCTGGAAATTGCACTCAATTTTTTCCGCACAACGCCGAAAGATGATCGTCGCAGGGCGCTTGGAAGCGCGTTGCTTGGCATGGTTGAAGGCGCTGGTGATTGCGATAAAACCCTTGCCAAGATGGCGCGTCGCTATGCGCAGGCTTTCAAAATTGTTGAACAGGAGGATTGAAGATGACCATCAACATCGAAGAGCTAAAGCGGGATCGTGATGCTGGGACGGATGGGCCGTATACGCCAGAAAATCCAATGCTTTTGCGACATGGTAATGTGGCGTTGGCTAATTATGAAACAGATGAAGGCAGTTCCAACGCCCGTCGCATCGCCCGCCTACCCGATCTTGAGGCGGCGTTTTTGGAGGCGGTGGAATTGCTCGACAGGTGGAACGTATGGGCTTGCGGGCAAATGGGATATTCCCCGTTTCAAGATGCCCGCGATTTTCTGGAGAAGCTGAAATGACCGCCTCAACCTATCGCAGGTGGCACATAAGCTATGACCCTCCGCCAATCCTATATCGCGGGGCAGACTGGCAAGCCACGCATCCTGATTTTGATGCATCATACGAAGGCCCGGAAGATGGATGGGTTTACGATGCGCGGATGCGCGTCACCGCTGGATCGTTGGTGGACCTGATCGCGGAAATCGACGAGGCAGAGGATGAATTGCAAGCTACCACTCTCTAAGGAGAGTAA